CCTGCTATGCGGGACTCTTCCTTGCTGCAGTACTCCTTGGCCTGCTCCCTGGTGCCCCGCCGCGGCTCGAAGTGTGCTGTCAGCAGGCCGGGGCACTTACTCTTGATGGCGGTGAAGCGGACCTTGTCGCTGAGTTCCATGTAGCCCTGCCAGTGTATCTGCGCTGTGTCGGGGCACTGCTCGACGTTGATGATGACGTACTTGAAGAGCGGGTCGGAGAACCATGCAGGCAGGTTGTGCGCCTCGAATATCGCCTCCTCGGAGGGCGACAGCGACTCGTCGCCGAAGAAGAAGAGAGTAAAGCAGTAATTGCGAGCGGACATGGTGATAAGATATAATATATAATGCGAGGAGCGTGCCTTTATAGGTGCGCGGGCGGTTTCCTACGCCCTAACCCGACGGAATATTCGAATATTCCCTGCGGGCCTGCGAGGAATATTCCGGCAGCTGCCGATGTAACCGACGCAGCTTCCACCTGCCAGCGCACTCCCCGCGGCTTAGCGTTTGCGCCCTGTTACTTAGGGTTTGCGCACACCTGCCAGTTTGCGTCGCGTAGAGTTTAGCGTTTGCGCCCTGTACTTAGGGTTTGCGCGCTGCCTGCCAGTACGCGCGCGTGAGATGTAGGGTTTTAAAATGGTCCTACCTGCCAGTTTGCGCGTGTAGAGTTTAGGGTTTGCGCCCCTGGAAACCCTCGTCCCAGGGGTGGGGGGACAGGATTCCCCCCCACCTCTGGGACATGGGACATGTCCTTTTCTATAAATTCGGGTTATGTCCCTTTATTTGTAAAATGGCTTATTACCGCAAGAGGCCTATTAGGAAGACTTACGGCAGGTTTCGTCGCTCGTCTTACCGCCGTCGCTACTAGATGGGATACAAGAGATATGGTGCTGTCGCCAACGGCGTGTATCAAGCAGCTAGAGTTGGAATCGGTGCTTACAGCTCTTACACTCGTACTAACACTAACACTACTCGGGAGTCTCCTATGGCTTCTAATTACGGGACCGGAGGCGCTACCGTGAGCCGGAAGCATCGGCGTACTGGGAGGAAGAGGCGTGTGTCACTGGCTCAGTTGAACAGTCGTTTGATTGGCAGTGGTTCTGAGTTTATATACCGGTGGCAGAATACTACTGCCACCTATGTCGGTCCCGGTCGACTTCAGATTGGGTGGACTCGTACTATCGATGGCCTGATTGACAATCTACCCATTCATTTTATGAGTCTCACTAATTTAACACATCATTCAGCTAATGCTAATGTGGCTAAGGGGTGTGTCACCCAAGGCATGCACCGTACCGGTTATTACACTACCACCAAGGATGTTGTGTGCAATCCATTGCCCAACCAGACTAATCAGGGTGTGGCTAATAACGATGGGTTGTGGCAGCAGGATCTTAACTCTGCTATCCCCAACACTTTTAATGCTCGTGTGTTCCACAAGTGGACGGATATTAAGTTGAACCTGTACGGGACGTACAGTGTTCCTATCCATTACCATGTGTTCTTGTGCCAGATGCCCGAGCAGCTGGACCCTTTTAGTGTTGCTCCTGGCTCCTTTCACGTTTATGGCAGTGAGTTCGCCAACATGATCCGGGACATCAGTGGAGGTCTGTTGTACTCCTCTGTTGGAGGGAACAGTTACAAGAAGTGGCCTTCCGATGTGCGCATTGTGAAGCAGCACCGTGTCACCATCCAGCCCCTGACCTACAGTGACCAGGCTGCTGAACGTGGTCTGGAACCTACCTTAACGTCTGATGCTCCTCACATCCATGAGCTCCGTTGGTTCGTTCGTCATGACAGGCATCGTGACTATCACTGGAGTGAGAATACTGGAGATATGATTAGCCAGAATAACTATGCCACTGCTGGGTGGGATATCAACAACCCCAAACAGACTATGTCTGATTGTGAATGGGGGAAGAAGTTGTTTTTGTTTATCACTGCTACTGCCCCAGGCAGTACTGTTGCTGGAAGCGAGTTTCCCTCTGGGAATGATGTACGCATCCATGGCAGCTATGATGTCAATGTCCGGAATTGCTTCCGTACTTGGGTTAATTAAAAAAAAAAAGGGGGAAACCCCACAGGCTTAATGGTTATGTACTATGTACAAGGTGTTCGATTCACCTAAAGTCATTATTTAAAGGTGTTTATAAACACCGATGTTTTTTTGAGTGCTTGTCTGCACTGTTTATGCCCATGCTGGGGCATTCAGGTCGATCTCAACCACCCGGTCATGGCTGAACTTCTCCCTGTCCCAGCTCCTGTTGCTGAAAAAGATCACATGCGGGATGGGGAAGGTGAAGTGCTGAGACTCGTACTTGGTATTGTAGAGCCTGCCAGTCTTCAAGCTCTCCGCCATCGTATAGAGATGACTCGAGTAGTCCCCTGCAGCCCTTGTTATGTCGAAGCACACAGTCGTCGGGTACTGCCCCCTCTTCACCAAGGTGAAGATGCCGTAAGTCATATCCGGCAGCCTGCCACTCAAAGCTGTCCCCCCCCTCTCCGCCAGTAGGTGTGTAGTCAGACGGGTCTTGCCCCTGTTGCCAGTAGTATCCGTCACCCAGATGATAGTCCTGTCGTTCGTCGGCTGCGAGAGGAGGGTGAGGATGTGTTGTTGCCATGGACGGGGGACAAAGTCGGGGTCAGGTGCCGGTGCTGTGTGTTGTGCTGCGATGAGCTCCTTGATGCCCCGTGCAAACTTGATGAACTGTACAGGGAAGCGTTCAGCTATCTCAGCCTCTTTAGCACCTGCAAGGATGGCCTCTGCAACCTCTGCCAGGTCGCTCCTCTTGCCAGGCTGCTGCTCGCCCCAGCTGCCGTACTCGAAGGGCCCTGCTATGCGGGACTCTTCCTTGCTGCAGTACTCCTTGGCCTGCTCCCTGGTGCCCCGCCGCGGCTCGAAGTGTGCTGTCAGCAGGCCGGGGCACTTACTCTTGATGGCGGTGAAGCGGA